TATTCGTTCAAAGCCCCATGGTTCAGTGGTCCAACACTTTGTCGACCAACAATTCGACAAAGGACGGTACCGGATTTACCTTCGAAAAACCTATAGTCGCCGCGAATACTCAGAATGGAACATACATCGACTATATTCGCTGGCGACCTCTAGGCACAACCAATGGCACTGTTGGTCGGGTTTTTCTAAATAATGGTCGCGACACCAATAGTGCTGCCAATAATGCGCTGATTGCCGAGATTTCCCTTCCCGGTCAGACCTGGTCCGAAACGGCCTCGCTTCCGGAATTTACGCAATATCTTAGATTATCAATACCTGCCAGCCACAACGTATATGTCTGTCTGTCTAATACCGTCAACTCCGTTACAGGATGGGGATGGCAGGCAACAGCCGTAGGAGGTAATTATGGAAATCCTCCCGGAGGTTCAGTACCTATCTTTGTCAAAACTCCCAAACAGTTTTTTTCAAATGTTATCATAACTCAAAATCAGACTCGTTTCGGCACGGGCACAATGACGCTGGTGTATAAGGGAAATACTGACGGCTCGTATGTGGATCATATTCGCGCAAAATCTGCCGGCACAAACATTGCTACGGTGGCAAGATTTTGGGTATTTAATGGAGGAACACAAGGACAGGCAAACAACTATAGTCTGTTCACAGAATCATCACTTCCGGCGATTACCAATTCTGAAACGGCTAGCCAGCAAGATGTTCCTATAGCCATGAAGTTACCATTGCCGGCAAATTATAACGTATATGTAACGTTAGGAACTACAGTGGCATCAGGTTGGTCGTTCATAGGAGTGGGGGGAGACTACTAGCATGTATGAGTATATAAAAATTGCATGGAGAGTTCAGGATGGTGTTGACATCCATGAAGGATATCAAGAAATTCTGAATGGATATGTTCAGCGTAATACCGATTTGGAAGGAAATACCGTTGTTCTAGAAGACTGCACTTCTTGGGTTATCGATCCGTCACCTGAACCTCCTGTCTGGGGAACGTAATACGATGTTCATGCCTTTCGTCTCTCCTTCAGCCGGCACTGAAGAGAAACAGTGGAGAATTCTCGCGCGAACAACAGGACGAGTGATAGTTTTTCCTGCAAACTATACCATGGCTGTCATATGGATTTGTGGTGGTGGAGGAGGAGGAAAAACCGGCACAGGCACCTCTGGGGGTGGCGGCGGCGGCGCAGGAAATTTGGCTAAAATAATGATGCCGTCGATACTTGTTCCACCTGTTCTACAATTTGATATTGGAGCTGGAGGAACATCTACCAACGCAGGAGCAACTTCATTAATCAAATATCAGACTTCGACATTCTTTACTGCTGGTGCTGGAGGTTCAGGCGCTGCGGCCGCTACCGCCGGTACCGCAGGAACTTCATCCACAACTTTCTGGACCGATAATGGATTATTTCTATCCATCACGGGTGGTGCCGCAGGTGCCGGCGGTGCGGCCGCATCAGCCGCGGCGGTCACAACCTATGTTGTGGGTGGAGGCGCTGGTGGAGGAGGAACAGCCGCAGGCGCCGCCGGTGGTGCAGTCACAGGCTATTGGGATACTCCAACTCTCGCCGGAGGTATCGCCTTATCAGGAAATGGAAATGACGGCTACTGGCGACATATAGATCGTTTGGTCAATGGTGGAGGTTCTGGTGGTGGCGGAAATTCTGCCGGTGTCGGTGGGAATGGAGGTAATGGAAGCCCCGGTGCCGGTGGCGGCGGAGCAGGAATGGGAGCATCAAGCGGCGTCGGCGGCAACGGAGGCGATGGTTTCGCCTACATCTGGAGTATATAAAAGACATGTCATATGAAATGGGTTTTTTCCCGAATCTGAACCAAGAGGCAGGATATTCTTGGACAATTTTCGCGGGTGGCTCTGAACACAACCTAACCGGCGCGGCCGTCAATCCAACAAATCTCAATAACTTTTGGACAAGACCTGATAATGCGAGCATGATGTTCATCATTGCAATTGGTGGAGGTGGTGGCGGTGGAAGTGGCAGAAAGTCCGCGGCGGCAGCCCAAGGCGGCGGAGGTGGCGGTGGTGGCACCGGCGCATTCTATCAATGCCTTATACCCACGCTATTTGTTCCTAGACTGATGAAAATAACGACGGGAATGGGAGGTTTTGGTGGTGCCTCGGTATCTGTAGTTTCCACTAACGGAAATTTAGGAGGAAATGGTTCTCCTGTAATCTTGCAGACTGAGGCAGCCGGTCTTCAGAATATGCTAGTCGTTAATGGAGGAAGAGGTGGACCTGGAGGAACGACCGGTACCACGGGCACTGGCGCAGGCGGAGTTGCCACCACATCGACATCCACCCTTTCAGATTTATTTTTTGGTGTGGGCCTATCTCTTACCTTGGCCGGCCAGGCGGGCGCCCAAGGTGGTCTATCCGGAACAAACGGCACTGTGCTGCGAAATCTTCAGGGAGGTTCAGGTGGTGCCGGAGCATCCACTACCGGTACCATAGGGACGCCCGGAATACCCCAATCCATGTCTCAGCTTCCTGTTCAAACACCAACACCTACCTCTATACCTTCATGGGAAGGAATAGCAGGAAATCACTGCGTCACACCATACTTTATGTCTCAAGGAGGTTGTGGAGGAGGAGGAAGTGCATCGGCAACAAATGCGGGAAATGGAGGACGTGCAGCCTATGGATCAGGTGGAGGTGGAGGTGGTGGAGTTGGCAACGGAGGTGCAGGAAATACAGGCATTGGCGGCTACGGCGGCGCCTCAATTTGTTTTATAGGAACCATGTAGATGTCTTTACCCGAATATTTTCCATACAAGAAGCAGAGTAATTTATTTTGGGAATTCTTCGCAAATACTAACGTTGGTACCAACGTAGGAGGAGTAACCTGGTTTAGACCTGTAGAAACAACCATGTATTTTTTCTACATTTTGGGTGGCGGCTCCGGAGGCGGAGGAGGGTCCACCGGCACCACCGGTGGTGGGGGTGGCGGATCATCCGGAGTGTTCAGAGGAATGTTTCCCGGTGTTTTTGTTCCTCCCGTATTACAAGTATATGTCGGCTATGGAGGTGCTGGTGGTGCATCAGCCGGCACCGGAGCAGATGGGGTTAAATCTCAGCTATTATATAACGGAGGTCAAGGTGTAGGTGTTGCACTAATCGAATCCGGCAATCCTGCCACAGGAGGGCTGTCAGCCGGTACCGCTGGTGCTGGAGGTGCAGGATTCACTGCCGCGACTGCCAACGCTTTTATGGTTCATGGTTATTTCACTACGCGTGGAGGACAGAATGGTGGTGCTGGTGGTACCTCGGCCGTCGGGGCAGCCGTCAGTGCCACCCTAAACGTTTCTGGAGGAGGAGGAGGTGCCGGAGCCGGAACTTTTACAGGAGGAGCAGTCAACTCTGCTTGGCCGGCTCTCTTCACTTCTGTTACAGCCGCAGCATCGACACGAGGAAATGATGGGTATACCCACAACGGCGGATTTAGTTTATATGGACTAGGTGGTTCTGGTGGAGGCTCTTTGACGTCAACCGCAGGCACTGCCGGGGGAAGAGGAGGTCTAGGTTGTGGAGGAGGAGGAGGAAGTGCCGGTACGGGTACCGGCGGTGTTGGTGGTGCTGGAGGAGATGGATATGTATTCATCACGGCACTAACATAAATACATAGAACACAACAAGGAATCCATAAATGGCCGTATCCTCAAGAGAAGACCTAAAGCAATACTGTCTGCGCCATCTAGGCCAGCCGGTCATCGAAATCAACGCCGATGATTGGCAGCTAGAAGATCGCATCGACGAGGCGCTGTCCTGGTTCAAGGAATATCACTTCGACGGCGTGCTGCCGACCTATCTCAAGTATCAGATCGCAGCCGCCGATATCACGAATCGATATGTTCCGATTACGAATGATCTCATCCTGGGCATCAACAAGATCATGCCGCTTCCGTCGTCAAATCCACTTTCGATGTGGAATGTGAAGTATCAGATATTCCTAAACGAAATCTACAACTACAATGCGACGTCCTATACCGGCTATGTGTTGACTCAGCAGCATCTTCGCAACATCGAAATGCTGTTCTCCGGAGAGGTGCCCATCCGCTTCAACAGGCTCACAAATCAGCTTCATCTCGACACCGATTGGGGAAATGATCTGAAGGTCGGAGACTATATCATCATCGACTGCTATGTCGCGATTGATTCCGACACGAACACGAAAATCTGGAACGACCGCTGGCTCAAGAAGTATACCACGGCTCTATTCAAGCGCCAGTGGGGCGAGAACTTGAAGAAATTCGGTGGCATCCAGTTAATCGGCGGAACGACTCTCAACGGTCAGACGCTCTATGATGAAGCAGTGGCAGAAATCGACAAGATCGAAGGCACAGTCCAGTCCGAAATGGAACTGCCACCCATGTTCCAGATTGGATAATTCATGGCCGGCACGAATAAGTATTTCAACTTTCATTCCCAGCGTTCGCGCACGGGCGAGCAGCAACTCGTTGACGATCTACTGAACGAGGCCATTGAAATCTATGGCGCGGACTGTTACTACATCGTGCGTGAATCGGAAGATGTCTTTGATCCCCTCTTCGGTGAAGACCCGCTCGCGTATTTCCAGCGCGCGTATGCGATTCCTATGTACATCGAAGATGTCGAGAACTATCGCGGTGAAGGTGAGTTCCTTTCCAAGTTCGGCCTAGAAGCCCGTCAGGGCGCGAATCTGATCATTACCAACAAGCACTTCAACAGATATGTGCCGCAGAATCTCATTCAGCGTCCTCGCGAAGGCGATCTGATCTGGGTGCCGACCTTTGGCAAGCTGTTCGAGATCAAGTTTGTGGACAAGGACAAAAACTTCTATCAACTCGGCCGACGCGACCCGTACTTCTGGGAGGTGTATACCGAAATGTTCAAGTTCTCACAGAACAAGCTGTCTACCGGCATTGAAGAAATCGATGACGTCAAATATACGGACTCGTACATGGTGCGTCTGCCTCTTGCAGTCGGCGGCGGAACGACGGACTATGCCTTCTCGGAAGTCGTATATCAGGGAGCGTCTCTCGGTGCGGCTTCCGCGTCGGGTACCGTATCATCCTGGACACGAGGAAGCGCCAATCTGGATGTCATTCATGTGAAGGGCGTCTTCCAGCCTGGCCAGAATGTGATCGGGGCGACAACCGGAACGACATATACACTCACGAATGTCGATCCGCGCAACTCGATTATCACGTATGACACATCCGACAATGCCCAGATTCAGCAGGAAGGCAATGTCATCAACAACTTCGATGAAACCAATCCGTGGGGTACTCCATAATGTTCGGAACGCCCTTCTATAATGCGCTGATTCGCAAGTACGTGGTTGCCTTCGGTAATCTGTTCAACAATATCACACTGATTCGCTACAAGCAGGATCGGACGACGGAAGTCGACCGCATGATCGTGCCTCTGTCATATGGACCGAAGGAAAAGTTCATTTCCAAAATCACACAGGACCCGGACCTGAATCGCAACACCCAGACGATTCTTCCGCGTATGTCATTCGAAATCGTAGGTCTTGCATATGATCCTATGCGTAAGCAGGAAACCAATCTGAGATATCGCTCGACCATTCCGGGCATACCCAATCGTGCCCGTTCGCGCTATATCGGCACGCCCTATGACATCAACTTTGAGTTGTCGATCCTGGTACGCAATATCGAAGACGGCAATCAGATCGTGGAACAGATTCTACCGTACTTCTCACCTGAGTATTCCATGTCGCTCAATCTTCTGTCCGACTTTCCGGATGATGTCCGAACCGTTCCGATTACGCTGAATGCCGTCAATCAGTCAATCGACTATGAAGGCGACTACGAATCCACGCGCATGATCGTATGGACGCTTTCGTTCACGATGAAGGCCTGGGTCTTCGGACCTACTTCTACCCAGAATGTCATCACAACCTCCATTGCAAACATCTACGACGCATCAGCCAAATACAAGCTTCCGAACGATCAGGTCGCGTTCAATATGGTCGATCTCGCCGCAAACGCATCCTACAAGTTCGATGATCTCGTATATCAAGGAACGAATCAAGCCGATGCGACGGCAGTGGGTCAAGTGTTGGAATGGATCGGAGCGCCTATCAATCGTCTCACCATCAAGGTTCTCGGTGGCTCATTCAGACTAAATACAGAGACCTGGTCGGTATCGACCAATGCCGCCGGAAACATCGGATCGTTCTACATTCCGGACAAAAAAGTCATAACTATAACAGTGACGCCTGATCCTCCTACTGCAAATGCAACGGATGATTATGGCTACACGACTGTCATCAGAGAGTGGCCGTCAACTGCTAACCTATAGGATGCATTATGTCAAAAAATATTCTGGATGAACTGCTTGAAATCAATGTACCGGCGACAGGAAACACGATACAGCAGACGGCCAATGGAAAGCCTGTCACGATTGCGATCCGCGGAAAAGAACCTGATCCTATCGTCGTGCGCGATAACTTTCCGATCTCTCCTCAGGACGATGATATGTCCTTTGCGCGTCGGAAGATGCGTAATGTAATCAAGGTGGCGGAAGACGCGATGTCCGAACTTGCAATCATTGCAGCCGACACGGGGCAGCCCCGCGCCTATGAGGTGCTGGCGAATCTTCTCAAGACGACCTCTGAGGCGACGAAGGAACTTATCGGAACACATAAGACACGCGCTGAGATAAATAGATTGAACAATGCCGGTGGTGGTCTGTCCAACTATGACAAAGAGAATATGGATTCCAATGTCAATACAGGCAATCAGGTAAACATTGAGAAGGCTGTGTTCGTCGGAACGGCTTCCGATTTACTGGATCATCTCGACGCAAAGAAGAAGGCAATAGAGGCAAATAATGGCTAGTGTAGCATCACTATCAGGCGGAGGCTACAAAGGCAACCAGAACCTGGTTCGTGCCGGCTACAAGCATGTCTATACCCAATGGGAAATGGACGAGTACGAACGATGCCGAGACGATGTGGTCTACTTCGCGAAGAACTATATCAAAATCGTCAATGTTGACAAGGGCTTGATGAATTTTGAGTTGTGGCCGTATCAGGAAAACCTGCTACGACACTTCTCCGATAACCGTTTCGTGATCTGTAAGTTTCCCCGTCAGACGGGTAAGACGTCTTGTGTGGTCGCCTGGATTCTGCACTACATCATCTTTACCAAGAATGTGAATGTGGCCATTCTTGCAAACAAGGGCGCGACTGCCCGTGAAATCCTGTCCCGTCTTCAGTTGGCATACGAATGGCTGCCCAAGTTTCTTCAGCCAGGTGCGGATGTCTGGAACAAAGGTGACATTCGACTAGGCAACGGATCGAAGGTCCTGTCGGCTGCCACATCATCCGACGCCGTTCGTGGTTACTCATTCAATCTGATCTTCTTTGACGAATTCGCATTCATTCCATCCAATGTGGCAGAAGAGTTCTTCAACTCAGTATATCCGACGATCTCTTCTGGTTCGAAGACGCGCGTGTTTATCGTGTCCACTCCGAACGGTATGAACAAGTTCTATCGAATGTGGATGGACGCCAAAAACAAAGAGTCGGACTACTTCCCGGTAGAGGTTAACTGGTGGGACGTTCCCGGTCGAGATGATCGCTGGAAAGCCCAGACGATTCGTAATACATCTCTCAGACAATGGAAACAGGAGTTCGAATGCTCATTCCTAGGTTCATCAAATACCTTGATCGACGGGGATGTGCTAGCTCGATTAGCCTGGACCAAGCCCATCGAAGAATCCCCAGACCAATGCATGGCCATCTGGGAACGACCAAAGACTGGGCACACATATGCGCTGGTCGTTGACGTCGCCCACGGACAGGGACTCGACTATTCCACTTTCCATGTGATCGATGTGACGACCGTGCCTTATGTGCAGGTCGCGCGCTACAGGTCCAATCTGATTTCTCCACTTGTCTTTCCGACCCTCATTGCGAGAGTCGGCAACGAATACAACGACGCATTCGTGATGGTCGAGATCAATGACATCGGTGCCCAGGTGGCAGACATTCTGCATCACGAACTGGCCTACGAAAATCTGATGAAAATGGCACCCAAGAACAAGGGCCAGCAGCAGGTTTCCGGAGGCTACGGAGCGACCCAGAAGCGCATTCAGTACGGTATCAAGACATCCACATCGACCAAGCGTCTGGGTTGTGCAAATCTCAAGACGCTCATTGAACAGAACAAGCTGATCCTGAACGATGCGGAAACAATCAGGGAACTCACGACCTTCGTGTCCACGCTCCAGTCGTTCGCATCCGAACCTGGGATGCATGACGATCTTTCGATGGCGCTGGTTCAGTTTGGATGGCTCGCCGCCCAGCGTTATTTCCGCGAA